AGGTTGTCAATGTAGAACTTCATAGAGTTGGACTGCTTAAGAACCTTGTAGTAGTCACGGTAAGCAGCGTTAATGTCAAAGCCTACAGCATTGATCTGCCCACGTTCAAAGGCTGTCAACTTACGACCACGGTCAGCAATCATTTCTGACACACTGTTGTAACGTTTTGACGAGAAGGAGTTAAGGGTTGCCTCAAGGTTACTGTCGATCCTAAAGGGGGCCTTCTCAGCTGCACCCGCAAAGTCAAACTCAACCTTACCCACACCAACAATCTTAAAGTTAGAACCCTGAAGGGAACCTGAGGCAGCTGTTGTGACAGCGTTAAACTGAGCAACAAGACCATCCTTCAGGCGTTCAGTAGCAAGTGACGCAGCGTCAGGGTCATACGTCTTGACAGCCTTAAGTTTAGCGTATGTATCCTCGTTGTAGATACGGGACATCTTGTCACGATCAATGATACGAGGGGATGTGCTGATGTTAACTGTGGCCTTGCCGATACCGTTCAAGAAGTTCTCACGTTCCTCAGGTTTAGCTATGCCTTCAGGTGTTGTTGAACGGATACGTAGAGTTGTCGCAAAGAAGATACCATCTTGACGTTGAGTATCACTAAGCTCCTCTGCCTTTGCAATCTCATCTGGGTCGTGAAGGGTATCCACTGGCATTGTGACAGGATTACGGGCTGGTGGTAGCTCCGTCACTGTGATCTCACCGCTATCCAAACGTGCCTGCTCCTCATCACGAGCAGCCTTAGCTAGACCGAAAACATCTACGTCAATGTCTGTGTAGACAGTTTCCTCTGCACTTACATTCTGAAGAGTTTTAGTAAGATCAGGGAGGTTACTTGCGATATAGGTCGAGAAGTCTGTCTTTGGGTCAAGGAGTGCCTTGGCAAGAATTGGGTCAGTCTTAGAAAGCTCTTTGGCTTGGTTGATGAGAGCCGCTGAGATAGGCTCAAGGGCTTCCATACGTTCCCGTGTCAGTACGTTCTCGTCGTATGACTCAAGGGTTGTCAGAAGGCTGTCAAGGGTGTCGATCTGAGCCTGAAGGCCCTGCCATTCGTCAGCTGGAACTAGCTCAGGCTTGGTGAATTGAGCCTTCACAATGTCAAACTTAGTGCGTAGCTGAACGATAGACTCAGGTGACACATTACCACCCTCAGTCTCAATGAACAGACCAGCCAAGGCTGACTTACGTACTCCGCCAAGGGCTACGTTAGCCTGCGGTAGGTAGGTCTCACGGAACTCACGGATGCTTACGTTCCTTGCATTGGCAACATACAGTGCAGCTGCTTCCTGTTTCTGGACATCAGCCATAGCTGTAGCGATAACCTCATCCTGAGTGTAAGGTTTGCCTGAGTTCTTAAGAGTCTTTTCAGCTTCGTAGAGGTAGGCTGGGTTCTCCTGAAGCTTCTCAACTGTAGCATTGACAGCTGCTTGCTGAGGGTTGAACGTAAGGGACTCTACGTCGATACCTGTCTTCAACTTAACAAGGTCAGTCTCAGCCTTACCCAACTCACCGCCTTGGTTTGTGTAGGCTGACAAAGCTGAGTTAACTCTGGTACGCTGCTGGAGAGGGGTGAGACCTTTCGTGTCATCAAGAGCCTGAGACAAACCTGCGTAAAGCTGACGGTTCACCGCTGACTCTGATGGTGGCTTGTTAGCTCTTGCCTGAGCATCCATAGCTCCAAAGAGACCCTTGCCAATCATAGCTAGTCCAGATGCAGCTGCGTCAGTTGAGGTCGCACTTGGGGCTGACACACCCTGCTCATACTCCGAGCCAGCCGCACCAATATCTATAGCAAATCCAGCCATGTCAGTTCCTTATTGTGTTTGTTGGTTTAGAAGCTCTGCGTCAAACTCAAGACCGAGGCGCATAGCATTTCGCATGATCTCAGGGATAGAATCAACCCTTACAACACCACGCTGTAATTGACCCTTAAGCTCATTGGAGAAGTTTGATGACCATATTTGGTCTGAGATTTCTTCCCAAAGCTTAGTGCCTCGAAGCATATCATCTTTATCACCATTTGTCAATAGATTTACAGCCAAGGTAGCCTTAGCTTTCATATCTTTACTGAAGTCACGGTATGCTTGATTCTTCTTGAAGACCATTTCGTTGTAGTCATAGAAGTTTTGCACTGGCGCTGGGGTTGCACCGAAGAGTACTGCCGCTGCTGCTTCTGGAGGTAGGTTGCTGACTGCAAGCTTACGTGTCTTACTGCGGTAGTTGCCAGTTTCAATAAGCTCTTTGATCTTAAAGGCTTTGTCAGCTGTTGAAAGGTTACGTACGAGTTGCGTAAGGTCCTCACGTACCATTTCGGTACGACCGCCTACCATGGCTTTGACAGCACTTGAGGCTACTGACAACATGTCACCACCAATCTGGCCTGATGGACCGAAGACTGTGGCCGCAAGGCTCTCCTCGAACAGGCCATTATAGGTGTCAATAAGCTGGTCAGTCACAGCTACACGGGTTGCGTAGGCTGTCTCAGTGCCAAGTGCATTGGAGAGCAAGGCATCCATAAGGCCGTACTTAATACGGTTGTGGATTTCTACAGTGTCTGGGCTTTCAGGGTCATACCCTAGCTGCTCCACAACGTAGCCTGCTGTCTTACCTGCACCCAAGCCTGTCAGGCCGAACATCGGACCCATTACGAGGAACATACGGGCACGTTCACCTGCTGTGAAGTTACGTCCTACTACAATGTTCTCCAAGGAACGGAGAGAGAATGACAACCACTGCGTAGGGACACGCATAGGTCCACTCTGGGCAAAGCTACGGGACTGTGATGTCATACGGAAGGTCAAGTCTTGTTCACGGTTTGTGATCCAGAGCTTTCCTTCAGGTGACAGAGGGTTGATGTTAGGGCGTTTAGCACGGTGCTCAAAGAAAGCTGTCGTAATGCCTACCATACGAGTAACACGTTCACCCTCACTAAAGAAGATCGTTGACTTGTCCAAGGCACGACCTACTCTATCCTTCGCTTTACCTGCGAGGGAGCTTGCAGTACCAAACTTCTGGGGTGCTTGAAGTTCGATGACCTCATTGTCAACAATGTTACGACCACTCTCGTCAATGTACTTAACGAGTGACTGAAGCTCTTCTTCAGGAATACCTGAGAACTTAGCCAAACGTTTGACTGCGGCAGCTTTGGTTGCTGGGTTACGGAGCTTAGTGATAGCCAGCATAGGTGTCGTAAGGCCAAGAGCTTTAGTCCCTTGGACTGGTGACACAGCTGCAATGGTGATTGAGTGTAGAGCCTGAAGGACAAACTGGTCAGGGTTAAAGAAACCAAACTTCGAGTAGAAGCCAACCTTAAGAAGCTCTCCTGATGGGTCAGCTTTAGCCAAGTCAGCTTTAAAACCAGTCTTCTCAAAGACAGCCTCAGTTGCTGCGTTGGTGAACACTTCCCATCTGTCACTAAGCCACGTAGGCTGGTTCAGGCGGCGCTTGATTACGTCCTGTTGCTCACGAAGCTGTGCTGCAAGGTCATTAAACTTACCTGTGTTTGTCACCTTGGCTTCCAAGAAGCGGTTCAGGAAGTCATTCTCAGGCACACCCTTAGGGAACTGAACGAGTCCTTCGGCTTTCTCAGCAAGCTTAACCCAACCGACAAGTGCGTTCTGTGATGCTGCACGGTTAGCATAACCGAATACCTCAGAACCGAATTGATCAGCAATGGCTGAGATTGGGTTAGCGTTAACAGCCTTACCACCACCGTATTCCATGGGTGGGGTGTCAGAGCGGCGCATGTTGATGCGAGTGCCTACAGCTTCACCGAAGTTAACCCCTGACATTGCTGGGTTCTCACCAGCCTCACGGATTGACACCTGCTCATCACGAGCTTTAGCTACGAACTCCTCACGGAACTTCAGGCCATACCTAGCTGCAAGCTCCTTAAGGTCCTCAAGGTCAGTTACGTGCTTGTTCCAAGAGTTGTTCTTACGGATAATGTCACCAAGCTCGTCGTACTGTACCTTGTTCAGGTTCAAGTCAGCTATGTCCTCAACACCAAGGTCATCCATGACACCCTTGACATACTTAGTGATAGCGTTAACCTCACGAACTGTTGTCTCCACTTGCTCCTTACCGAAGGAACCCAAGAGTGTCTTGAAGCCACCTGAGATAATGTTACCTGAAGCAAGACGCTGCTCTGACACAGCCCCTGCAAACCAACGGAACTCAGAGTTTGTACGAGGACCACCAACGTTGTAAGGCATTACATCAACACGTTCAAGAACACGGGTGCTCTCTACGTTAGTGACGAAAAGGTGGTCGAAGTAAACGTTAGGAACCTTGAAGACCTGTTGGTCAGGCCCTAGTTCTTCCTTGCGGAGACTACGACCAGTCTTGACATCAAGGATAAGCTCGTTGTCAGGGACAGTGATAGCTTTGTTGTCTACACGGTAAGCAATATCACCATAGCCATCTCTGAACTCAGCAAAGACACCACCCTCAGCAACTGTACGCTTAAGGCGTTCGGAGGCTTTGATCTGCCATGTTGTGTCATTGATGTCTTGTAGTGCTTCGTAAGCTTCTACTGTGGTGTTATCAGGGGCCTTGCCATACATGGTCTTGTACAGGCTCTTGAATGAAACTAAGTCAGGTGCTTGACGAAGGTGTGACAGTTCACCATCACGAAGCTGAGAAGTAAAGTCGGCTAGGTTCTGAAGTTCCTTGCCTTTAACCTTTTGGATTTTAGCTTGGTAGGGTTTGACAAGACCACTTACGAGGTTTTGGCCAGCCTCAGCCTGCATGAACTTACCACCAAGGCGGTCACCTAGGCGGATAGTGGAAGCACCAAAGACTTTGTTGATTGTGTCACCGATAAAGTTAGACTTCTCGACAAGCTCAGCGGCCTCTGGAAGCCCAAGGACATTCAAGCGTTGCTCAGCTTCAACAAACCAACCACGGCCTTCTTCTCTCTTGACAACCTTTAGGCTTGGGTCAGCTGAGGCTACAGCTTCTGCGTCTGCCTTACGGCTGAATGCTTTACCTGAGCCATCCTTACCCATACGAACGACAACCTTAAAGTCATCTGAGCCTTCATCAATAACTCTACGTGTGTTGACAACAACGTCACCTACGTTCTGAGCAATCTTAGCTGCTGTCTGTGTGGCTACCTCTTGGATTACCGCAGGTGGTACATACTCACCAAAGGAACCCTTGCGGTTTAGGTCTTCAAGCTTCTCAGATAGAACGTTCTTGCGTGTACCGTTACGTGTGGTGACACCTGAAGGACGGGACACAGGGCCTTTAACTGCATCAAGCTCTTCTGGAAGGGTGCGACCAGCTACGATAGTGTCCGTTTGGACACCTGCATCATCAATCATCTTGGTAGCTACTTCAGCCGCAGCAACTTCGTCACCAATGACAGCTACAACGTCAACAGGTTTACGGGCCTTGTAGAGGCCGTGAAGCTTCTTGCTAACCTCTACCCCCTCAAAGACAGCCTTGGTCCCTGTAAGACCCGCTTTGGCGACCTTAGTAGCGCCTAGGGTAGCAATGTCAGCTGCACCAAAGAGTGCGTTGAGGCCAGCCATGGGGTCATCCCCTAGGTATGTGGCGTCATTAGCTGCTTTGTAGAGGTTCCAGATGCTATCCTCAGAGAAGATACCTTCGGACTTACGTTCCGCTACGTAGTCCTTAGCCCAGTCCTTAAACTCCTCAGGACTAAGCGTGTTGAAAGCCCCACGAATGTCGTCACCCTCACGGTTTGACCTGAAGGTTACGTTCTCAAAGGCTCCTAGAGTTATCTCACGGAGAATGTTAACGTCAAGGAAAGAGATAACTTTGGAGAAACCTGACTGGTCGTTCTCTTCAAGCTCCTTTTGGAGCATGTTGTTCCAGATTTCCATGTTTGTCATTGTGCGAGCAGCATAGCTGTCCACATCGTTATCTGACAACATAAGGTTCTGGATGAGCATGTACTCACCAAGGGTCATATCGTCACCCTTGGCTTTACGTTGCTTGATAACCTCAGCAATCTCCTCAGGCTGCAAACCATCTTCATAGGCTTTGTCGATAGCCAAGGCATAGTCAAAGTTCAGAGCCTGAGTTTTAGCTAGGACTTCGGAACGGTTGTCACCAACCTCACGTTCAGCCTCAATCTGATCCACAGGCTCACCTGTAGCGATAGCTAACTCTTGGGCTTTGTTCTTCTCTACTTCACTATTGGGGTTGAATACAAGAGTTTCATCCATGCCCTCAGAGTCAAGCTGGAGTTGCTCTTCGTTGGCGATTGCATCGTCTAGTGTAATAGGAGTTACCACTTCGTTAACCCTTCAGAGTATCGTAGAAAGAACCAATCTGACCAGAACGACCTGCGGCTCCAAAACCAAGGCCAGCCACAGTACCGAACAGGTCAGCCTGAGAACCGAACTGAGAAGCCTGAGAAGAAAGACTTGTGTACTGTGTGCTAAGGCCTGACATCATGCTACCAAAACCAAGGTTCGACCCAAGCTGTGAGCTAAGGCTTGACAGACCGCCAGACACAGCTGAGCTTCCTGAGACACCAAGGGCCTGTGCTTGTGCTTGAGCCTGTGAACGAGCAATGATACTCTGGCGGATAGCTGACCTACGTTGACGAGTGGCCTGCTGTCTTTGTTGTTGGATTTGAACGTCAGCTGCACGAGCCTGTGCTCTCGCTGATTTCTTCTGAGCGCTTACAGATGCTACAGTACCTGCAATACCAACCCCAGCGCCAATAACTGCTACACCCGTTGCCGCTGCTGTTGCCGCTGAAGCGCCTAACGCTAAGCCAATACCTGTGGGCATCTTAAATCTCCTTCTGGAAAGTGGCTTCAATCTTCTTGTAGCCAAGCTTGTTATACATTTTGGAAAGGTCAGCTAGGTCTTCAATGTGGGACATTGTGACACATCTGACACCCTGACCTATAGCCCACTCTTCGTATGCTTTTAGAAGTCTAAGAGCAGCTGATCCGCCCCTATGGTCTTTGTCTACGTACCAAGCAAGTTCATCTGCTGTTTTGTCCTTAGAGAACAGGTGCTGGTAGACGATAGCTGTTACAAATCCTACGATCTCACCGTTAAGTTCAGCTACGAAAAACTTGATAGCTGACCCACCGTTCACAGCTGTCTGAAAGGTTTCGAGAGTTCTAGCTGTGTCAAACTTAAAGGGCTGCTTAGACTCTTTGTGGAAGCTCTTGAAAAGCATTAGGCAGTCCAGAGCGTCATCTTCTATGGCTTCACGAATGTTTACTTTTGACATTAGAAACGTGAGTTCCTTCCTTGGATCATACCCCAGCCTAACAGAATGAAGTCTTTACCCTGTTCGCTTTCATAACGGATACGCATTGAACGTCCTGTACCACGAACTTTAAGCCTTGTGGTGACAACTGACTCAGGGTAGTTAAAGGTTGTCAGGTCATTTGGGTTAACCACTACAGGGAACTTAAGGCGGTAGGCCTGCTGACTTGCACCAAAGTTTGAGTTGAAGTCCCAAGCTGTTGACACAAGCAGTGAGGACGGACGGACAACCTCATAGCCTGACACCTCGTTACCAGTAAACCCTTCTTCTGTCAAGCGAGTGTAGACCATAACGTATGGTGCTGACTTCTTGGTCACTAGGTCACCTACGAAGTCGTAGCCTGTCTCGGCGTAGGATGAGTAGTTTGTGTCACCCCAGTCAAGGAAGCTCGTGCTTGAGAAGGAACCCATGGTAACTTTGTCTGTTGCTCCGTCACGGATCAAAAGGACAATAGCTGGGTCACCTGTGTTGAACGTAGAGATTTGCTCAGATACAACATCGTCTCCCGTTGAGGTGACAACATCGTCTGCACCGTTGTTTGCCGTTACGTCAAGCTGAAGTTCCTTAGCTCCAAAGCCTGAGTAGAACGCAAGACCAACAACACAGTCTGTACTTACTGTTTGGTTCTCAATGCGCCAAGGGTAGAAGGCTTGCAGAGGAATGTCTAGGATCAGGAAGTTGTTGAGCTTTGAAGTAACAGTTTCGTCATCATCAGGGTAAGCCCAGTATACACGTTTGTTGATACTGTCGTAGCTTGAGACAACTGCTTTCTTTGCGTCTGAAGAGATGCCATCCCAGTATGTTTGGATTGTTGGGATCGTAATGTTCTGCTCTTGGGCTGAGCCTGACACTTGGTCAAACTGAAGTGTGTGGATACCGAAACGTGACCACCAGAAAGGGACACCTTCAGCTGCCACAAAACTTTCAGGGCTAAGGATACCAATACGTGACACACGGTTAACAGAGTAGGATGACGCCTTGAATACACCGTCAACACCTGTGATCTGCCATACACCATTCTCAGCAAAGATAAAGAGAGACGCTTGGTATGCATAAAGCCTTTGGATGTTGATGGCATCTGAGATGTGGATTTCACCACCGTCTGTGTCCAAAAGGTCTGAAAGGTATTCTGCTGTAGGGTCATTGACCTGATAGCATTTACCAAAGTCATCTACACTATTGGTCAGCTTTGAGAAGAGGATAGTGCCTGCGTTCTTAGCACTCTCCAAGCCAGCGTAGAACACACGACCTGAGAAGGACTCGACGCACTTGAAGCGGGACTCTTCTGTCTCTGTGGTAATACCTGCTACACCTGAGACTGCTGAACGGTTCTTACTGAAGAAGTCAAGTACGAAGTGGCCGTTGCCTGTAAGTGATGTACCACCGAAGACCTTATCGAACTCAGCTGCGTCATAGTTGTTATCTGCATCCTTACCTGCGTACCAAGGATGCGTAAGCTTCTTGGTGAGGTCAGAGGGAGCACCTGAAGCACCCCAGCCTGTGTTCTTTGCGTCATACTGACGAAGGATTGAAGGTGTGCTGTCGTCTGTGTAGTACTCGTCAACTTCACCCTGCCACTCAAAGTCACGGGTCTGAAAGTCAATGACAGAAACTGTGTAGCTTCCAGCAGCGTAAGCAATAGACAGCGTGTCGATGGCTGAGGAGGAGACTACAAGCTTACCTTCAAGTGTAGTGAACTGACACTTAGCTGTCTCAGCACCTGAGGAGCCTGAGAACTCATAGGTTGAAAGGTCTACACTGTTGGCTTCAATCTGGTCTGAGTAAGGGAGGTCCGCTTTGTTGTAGAAGTAAAGCGTTGAGCCTTTCTGAAGGACAAGAAAGGTAAGGTCAGCATTACCACCAACGTTGACCCATTCACCTACTGAGGTAAGCTCTGAGTCAGATAAAGTAAAAGAGGAAAGCGTAAAGCTCTCCTCAGTGGCGACACCAAGTCTACGGCGGCGTGTGCCATCACGACGAAGGTCGCAGTTCAACTCGTCAACTGAGGCTCCCTCAGGAAACGTTAGCTCCGCCGCTTCCGTTATCAGACCCTTGACGAAGTTGTTTACTGCCTTCTGATTTAAGCTTTGCGCCATCTTTAGCCTTCTTACGTTTCTCGTAGTTGTCACCGAACTCTTTACGACGAGCATGGGGTGTCTGAGGTTTGTTGGCGAGATACTTCTTTACGCCAGCTTGGGCTTTCTGTATTGACGAATAACGACCACTTAGTTCCTTTGGAACACTACCGCTTTCGACTTGAATGACAAAGAACCTAAAGCCACCTCTCTCTTTGACTATGTGTATTGACCCAATGAGTTTGTCTGTCTTACACTCGCACCTCTGGTTTTCGGTGTCGTGGATAAACTCAACCATTAACGTCTCCCGTAGTTAGGTCTTGCATTCTGCTTCTTGGTTTTGAACTGGTCGTTCTGTACGTACGACTTAAGACGACGAGCAGTCTGTTCTACCTTTGGGTCTGACCCTGACTTAAACAGAGAGAAGCAAACTGACTTAGCCTCAGCAAGCAAGTAGGAAAGCATTACGTCATCAATGTCAGGCTCGAAGGAGTCCGTCTGACTGAACGTAGGCAGGATGTAACCAAAGGCTCTCGTCTTGCTGGAACTAAGGGTGCTTTCAACTGACACATTAAAGCTGTTCATAACAATGTGATCATCATCAAAGCTTGTGTAGTACGAAGGCTGTACGTCATTACGTACGTAAATGTCAGTGCCTCCTGCAACGTCCTTAACGGCAACTGTGTTGCCTGCTGTCTCCTGCATACGGTTAAGGAACTCCATAGGCTCAACGTAGGAAATGACAGCGTAGTCAGACGTTGCTGTTGAGCTTACGTTGTAACGGATTTCCTCAAGCTTGCGTGTGTTGCTTGGGTAGGTAAAGTGTGTTGGTTTGGTGTTATCAGACAGTGACACAAGCTTAACCAGTTGGCGGTGCTCAGGGATGTCTCTGGCTGAAATGATGTTGTAGTATGTGTCTTCGATAACGGAGGCAACTTGCATAGCCTCAACGGTATCTGAGATTGTATTGACACCCTCTGAGTCCATATCACTCAGGATAGATTGTGTCATGCTGAGTAGGGTACGTCTCATGCTTTAAAGTTCCCTGCGATTGTCAGGTAAGATGATGCCATATCAAGAGTAAAGCTTGCGCCAGCCTTGACCCAGATTTCAAGGTAGTCATTCTGCTCAAGAGTTGTTTGACCTACCAGTGTGCAGTTGCTCCACTCACCTGAGATTACCGTTTGGATATTGTGAGCACCACCTACAGCCACACCATTCTTGTACAAAACAAACTCAACATTCTTGTTAGAACCTGAGTTGTTCTTAATGCTCATCGTGAAGTTTACCGTTGCTACAATGCTCTCTACTTCGGTATACTGAAGGCGAGCGTTAGGTGTTGCGACACCAGCGAAACCGTTGTTCTCAGAGATAATAAAGGTAGGGTCTAGTGGTGTTAGTGTTGTTGTTGTGTTGTGTTGGTAAGCTGGAGTTGTTGTATCAAAGTCTACATAAGCACCAATGTAATGGTGGGCGTGAACCCAAGAGCCTGTGCCCGCACCATTGGCAACATAAACAGAACCATTAGAAGCCGCAGCTACACCCTTAGGTTCGTGAAGGTAAGGGTCTGTCATTGTTGAGTGGTTTACGTTAGCCATAAGTAGCTCCTAGAAGTATATGTATACTGTAACCCTGCCAAGGCATAAGATATTATACACAGAATAATGTGGTCTGTCAAGTAGAAAGTGGAAGGGGAGCCGAAGCCCCCCAACCGTGTGCTTTAGACGTCTGGGTTTGTAACCACTGTGACGATACCTTCTGGACGGTACTTCTTGACACCGTAACGAGCAGTAGTAACATACTCGTGACGTTGGTAGTCTTTGTTGTACTCGTAGTCCACCTCAGGCATTTGACGCCATGCACCCACGAATGGGTTAGCTGTTGCATCAGCTGAGAAGAAGAGGTTAGCAACACCAGCGTTGACTGAGAAGTCGTTGCCTGTTGCGCCATCTTTCTCAAGGAGTGCTGAGTCAGCAACGTCAGCTTTGAGGTAGTTAGAAGTGTAAACGTCGAAGCCGTATACGTTAGCTACGAAGCGCATACCAGTTGCGATACCGTCACGTACAATACCTTCCCACATTGGGTTGTTTGACACGTTGACAAGGTTTGTCAGTGTGTTCAGTTGGTACTCTACTGATGGGTCAACAACAGCTACGAGGTTACGGTCAGGAACGTTTGACTTCTTGAGGGCATAACGTGCGAATGCAAAGTCAGCAAGCTCAAGACGACCACCGTTACCACCTGACATACGGTGTGCAACACCATCAAGTGTTTCAGCTGAGTTAGCTGTTACGCCAACTTCAGGTGAAGCGAATGTGGTTGCTTCGAAGTGTTCCATGATTGCACGTTCTTGTTCAGGAACAAAACGGGCTTCAAGCTGTGCGCTGTAGAATGAGTCCTGAGCAGCTTTCTTAGTGATGTAAGAAGCTGACTGGAGGTATTTGTCTACAGTGAATTGGAACTCAGCTGTGTCCATCGGTGTGTATGCAACTGCTGCGTCTTCTGTGTAGTCAGCTACAGTTGTTTTACCGATTGTTGGGATTGTGAATGTGTCACCATCTGGGAATCCATCAAGCATACGCACGTAGCGTTGTGCTTGCATTTCATCACGGAGGATGTCTTTGAGTTCTGAGGAGTATACCTCTGAACGAATCAGACGCTGCATGTCTGTGTTTGAGGAAATCATACCAGCCATTGTGCTAGTCCTTTCTTAGAGTTTAATTGCCGAACTTGTCACCCAACCGCATCTTATCTTCCATAAGCTGTTGCTGGACTTTCGGTGTATAGTAAGTGTGACTGTCTGTACGACGAAGGTTCTGGTAGTAAGCCCAGTTACGATCCGCCGTGGTTTGCATATTGACACCTTCAGTTCGAACCGAACCTTGAACCATTGGGTTAAAGGCATTCTTCGGTTTCTCACCAACAAGAGTTAGGAAGGCGTTAGGTGACTCAGCAGCAATGTCCTTAAGGCGATCCATTGACATACCAAGCTCTGCGGCTTTCTTCTTGACAACATCGGCAGCTTCTGTGCCGAATGCTTTCTCAAGCTCTTGATCAACGAAGGAAAGGTTCTGGTTTACCAGAGAGTCTTTCTCACGTTGAGTAAGTGTTTTCTCTACAAGGCTCTTTAGGTCTTCCTCACTCATGCTTGCAGTGGTGTTCTGATCATCAGCGCTACCGTTATTATTGTTAGGCCCTTCAGGTTTCGCATCGGTAGTTCCAGCGGCCTGTGTCTGAAGGTGTTCAAGAACTTGGTCTTTGTAATCTTGTTTCTTCAAGTCTTCACGCATTTGCGTTAGTTGCTCTTCAAGATTCTTAATGTAACCATCAGCCTCCAGCTTACCTTTAGCTAGAACTTCAGGGTCACCCCAGTTCTCTCCCTTTGCCTCGACGAGTTTCTTCAAGTATGACTCCTGTGGTGAGGCTTCAACTTGTGTCTGCTCTGCGTTCTGATCGGTCTGTTCGGTTGCAGTTCCGTCAGTAAATACCATGTGTTATTCCTTGTCTAGGTTAATGAGGTCAAGCACTTGGTTTAGTGCTCGGTTATACCCAATCCGATCAGCTTGCTTATAGGCCCACGAGGGGCTGTCATAGTCAGCTGTGGCTGGTGCTTCCTTAAGCATAGACTCAAGGATTCCTTCGAGGGCTTCTAGGCTTGCTCTGTTGCTAATGATTGACTGACGGAGTGCGTCTTTGTCTTCTTTAGTCTTACAGGACTTAAACCAGATTGCCTTCATTATCTTTTCTTTTCTCTAGTGAGAGGACCTTAAAGGCCCATCTCTATTGCTGTTTGTTGTTCTTCTTCAAACTCAACTTGAGCTTCTGTAGCCATGCGTTGTGTCTCAAGCTGCTCAGTGACAGAGATGTTCTCACCGAACACTGCTGGTTCGCCAAGCTCTTCTGACAGAATACGGGCAAACTCTTTACCTGACATGTGTGCCGCAATGCTTGGGTCAGCAAGCTTAAGCTGGTACAGTTGTGTCAAGCTTTGGATACGGTTGGCACGTTCAGCAAAGTGACGAGCACCCATAGGGATGATCTTACCGTTAGCCTTGATGTCTTCCTTGGTGATCTGCTCGAAGAAGGCAAGGCCTGTGTCTTCGTTGAGGACACGTACTGTATCTGCATAATCCATGTTGCGACGAGCAGCCTCAAGCATGTCGTTAAGGATTGGCTCAAGGAACACACGCTCGAAGTGAGCAGTCTTGTGCTGGAAGATACGGCCAGCTGCTGTCATAAGCTGCTGTACCTCAAAGGCTGTCTTCTCGCCTGCACTACGGATACCCATAGCTTCACGAGGTGCTCCAGCCAAAGCCTCCATCTTGTTCTCAAGGTTCTGGATTTGGAAGTCAGCATTGAGTGCTGTTGTGTCTGGTGACAGATAACCTACGTCACCTTCTTCTCCCATGTAAATACGTGATGCTGGTGCGAACTCAAAGTCCTCTACGTCACCACGGATTTTAATCATTGGGTAGGCGATCTGGTCGAACACATCAGCCTTAAGGTTCTCAAGGTGGTCAATGCGGTACTGCATACCTACTAGGTTATCCAGAGGACCCATAGCATAAAGGTTGTCAGGACGCTCACGCCAGCCCGCATGGTGAATAGGAGTAGTGCCAAGCCAGCTAGGGTTCTGCTCATTTGACAGAACGTACGCACGGTCAACTACAGTGATGACACGGTTCTTAAGGAAGCTGCCTGACTCTTTGTCGTAGATGTCACCGTAGAACGTGAGAAGCTCAACGTAGTTTGACTCGTAGTATTCTTTGACAGATGTAAAGCCATCCGCAATGAAACCCTGAGTTTTGTTTTCGTCTACCTCGTTGCCGCCCATTGCTGCACGGTTGCTGACCATCTTCTCCATGATCTCTGACATATAAGAGTTCTCAGAGGATGACTCAATCTTACGAGCAATCTCACCTAGGCTAAGAACTGAACGAACGATCTTAGGGCTTTCGGCAAAGCTAGGGGCCAGAGGGTTAAAGCAAACATCGTAAGGTGACAGACGGACAACTCGTGGGCCTACGTAGCTTACGATACGTTCACCATCTTCAAACTCAGTGTAGTCCTTGACAAACTCAACAGTAGCAAAGCAGTTACCATACTGAATGTAGTCGTTGATAAGTTTGCTTGCTGTGTTCTCAAAGTCTGACTGACGGACTTTGTTGAGCATGTATGACTGGATTGCGTCACGTTTGTTCTTTGTGTTTGAGTCTTGGTCTGTAGCTTCAAAACGGAACCAACGCTTCTGAGGGAACAAAGCAGCAAAGTAGTTTGCGTGAAGGTTGTCCGCAATCTGAGTCAGCTTAGGTGTTGTGGTGCTGTTAGTCCAAGGGAGCTTACTGTTGGACGTAGTGCGTGTGTCAGTGGCGTACAGGTAGTTACGCAACTCTTTCCACTCTTCGATCTTGTTAGACCGTGCGTGGTTCCATGTGTTGAAACGATCAGCAATGTCTACAGCTAGGCCGTGTGGATTGATGATATTCTCAAGATCAACTGTTGTGCCAGCCATTAAAAGCTTACGCCTCCGAACTTCTGATGAAAGTTTACCACATTACCGCTAGTTCTTCTGACGGTACGGGAAGGTTTTACAGCCATGTCGATAACGGATGCCAAAGCGTCGATAACGTCATCGTGTGGTGGGTTACGTGACTGGAGTTCTTCTTCAAGTATCTGGTTGTTACCACCACGGTAATGCCAGATGCTGAGGTTGTCGTAACGAGGCTCAAGTACTGACGCAATGCGTTCCTGCTTGTTACCTTGGTTCTTGTTAGGGCGGAACTCTTCGATGCTAAGACCTAGCCCGTGTTCCTTTACAAGCTCCTTAAGTTGCTTAACGATTGCAACCTGAGCTACTGTTGTTTCAGCCCGCATCTTACGGAATGACCATTTGCTAACTAAGTGAAAGATGTGATCAAAGTAAACTGATATGCGGTCTGTACGGAACCTGTCGATGTCTAAGACGTAGACGTTGTTGTCAGCATCAATACCAATGACAACAATGGCCGTGTAGTCAGCTTTCTTGCTAAGGCTGAAAGCAAAGTCAACTGCGGCAAAGACGTTAAGCTTCTTGTCACGGAAGAACCAGAAACCATTCTCTTGCTTAAGGTGCTTCTGCTCGTAGTACTGAAACTTCTCGGAACCTACAGGTACGTTATCAGGGTCAGAAGGATCATTGTAGTACTGTGCTCGGAACTGACCCTTGTCTAGGTACTGACCACGTTTCTTGGCAAGAACCTTAATGTCAAACCCGAACCACTTACCGTCCTTACGCTGCATACGTGGCCATAGCATTTCACCTGTGCCATCACCACGATCTTCTACAGGCTTCTGGAAGACTTCGTAGATGTTCTCTTCACCAACCTTCTCACCCTCGTCATCGTAAAGGTCTTCAACCATCTGAAGGAGATCGTTGTAAAGATCAATGGGATGGTAACGTGTACCTACGACCCACTCCTTTGCGTCAGCACCTTCAATGGATGACAGAAGGGAGTATTGGCTTTTAACCTTGTTACGACCTTCACCTGAGTATGCGTTCTCATAGACAACAACGTCATCCAAGACAGCAATGTCACAGTGCATACCTGTAAGAGAAGTTGTAAGACCGCCTGTGAAGACCGATGGGTCTCTGATCTTTTCTTTCTTACGGTCTGGGTGGTCCAGAGCAATCTCTGAGTTTGTCCACTTAGACCTCTTGCCCTCCTCACGGTGTACGTGGTCAGGCCAGTAACGGTAGTACGTGTCAGAAGTAAGGATGCTCTTGATGAATGACAGCTGCTTCTCTGCAAGGTTAGCTGTTGCTGAGATATATAGAACACGAAGGGTTGGGTTCTTGGTTAGTTCCCAAGCTACACGATAAGCTACTAGACGAGACTTACCGTGGTCACGAGGAAACAATAGAAGCTGATGTGACTTAGCATCTGGGCGTGTCCACCAGTCACAGACGTCCTCGTGGCACTGTCCAAGTACTTGCTCAGGAGCTACAAGCTTAATGAAAGTAACAAGGTCAGCTTCAGCTGCAAGTTTAATCTGTTCTAATGAAGTCATTCTACCACACGGTTTTGGAGATGTCAAGAGTTAATTGTACTTAAGGCTTTACAGGCCATATTACATCATGTGGAAAGCCAGCCTGCTCAGGCACATCAAGCAATGCCTGACGATACACAGCCCATGCAGCCTGCTCCTCAGCACTAAGAGCAGCCCAACGCAAAGCATTGCCAGCAATAGGGTCAACCTCAGTGGCGAGCTTCATGTTACGTTCTTCTCGGACAGCCTGTGCTGCGGCTTCATCAAGCTCAGCCTGAGTTGGTGGAACGTATGCTGCTACGTCATCTGCGGAAATCATAGCTGCCAGCAAGACGTTGTTGTCGATTGTCATGTCTGTATCGGCAGGATCAAGTGTGTAGGGAATCCAGCCGTGCTCAGGGTGTTCGATCTCACAGTCGATACGTGTGTCGTCGATGTACTTTGCGTTGCGGTAGTCCATTATGAAATCCTCACAAAAAGAGTTAACGATACTTTTGCAGAAGACCAGTTGACACGACCCATGGCTCTCCATGTTCCAGAGACAGCGGTTGGCCCTCTTGTGGCAATGGCATCAGTACCCCCCGTGAAGCTGTCTCCGCCAATAGGATTCCAGTTAAATATGCCTGCGGGGTATAGGCCCGAACCTGCATAGGTAGTTCCATCTACCACGGTTGTTGTGTAGTATAGGAACGCATACGTACCAACATCGCCAAAGGTTGTAGGCGGCGCTGTATCAATCCCAGTCAAAGCTGAACCATTGCCACTAAAAGAAGTCGCAGTTACAGTCCCGACATTAGAGATGTTCCTGCTGTCATCAATGACCGTAGTGCCGTTTACTTTAATCGCCATCTTCGTGTCCTTCCACTATTAGCGTTCATATTACCAAGGCAAGCCAGTGGTAGTCGTTGGGTTCAACTCGGCATTGATCTTGTCAGCAATGGCTGTCTCAATGTCTGCCTTCACAACAGTGTTCCAGACCCAGTGAAGAACAAAGTCTTCGTTCAGGCTGTCGAATGCAATGAAGTCAGGAGCAGAGGCGTCTGGTGTCCATGAGCATGTCCCGTATGCAGAAGCCGTAGCCTCTCCATCAGCCCCCTCACAACGCCAGTGTGCCACTGTAACGCCACCGTCTACTGTGTTGCGTTCAAGTTCTGCGATAGTCCAAGTGTATGTGATCATTTTACAAGCCTTCCGTTGAGTTGGATTTTCGCAGGTTAATATCTGCGGGGAGTATTTGAAGGTTCCAAGGGACATGAAGCCCTGAAACATGTTTTCCCTGTAACGGGATTATATGGTCCACATGATAGGACTCACCAGAAACCCTCTTCAAGTCCGCTGCAAGCCAATACATGTCGTTCATTTCTTGGTGGTGCTTTTCGCTTAGCCAAGGTGGCGACCTGTGAGACTTCGCTGCTTCCCGTCTTTTTTGTTTAGCAGCGTTTTTATCTGGGTTCAAAAGCCTCCAAGAACGAGAATATGCTCTCCTCTTATCTCCGTTCTCCTGAAGATACTTGTCCATCCACAGTTTCCGCTTTTCAGGGTTGCGAGCCAAATAAGATTTTTGGTTTAGATAAACCTTGTCAGGGTTGTCTTTTTGCCACTGCAAGTTTCTCCCTTTGAGACACACAACGCATGTGCCGTTAGAAGTCTGGCGCTCAGCCACGTGTCCATGCAGGCAGGGGCGACCAGTATAATATCTGGTCTTACCCTCTGCTTTTGCTTCTGCACGTTCTTTGGGCTGAAACACCATTTAAGCTTATCCTTCCAGTTTTGCTTCTAGCGCTTCAATGCGAAGCTGCTGTTCTTTCAGCGCTTCAACAAGGACAGCCACCATGTTTCCGTATTTGACAGACTTAATGCCTTGGTCGTTAGTGCTAACCACCTCGGGCAATACTTCTTCTACCTCTTGGGCGATGAAGCCTACCTCTGAGCCGCCATTCTCAATCCAATCGAATGAGACACCACGCAAAGCGTTCACTGCATCCAGTGAGCCTGTGAGGGTCTCTACGTTTGTCTTGAGTGTAGCATCTGAGGTGGTGTTGAAGTTGGCAGCATTAGCTGTGCCAGAGAGGTAGAGGTCTTTGAAGCGATGGCTTGGTGCGCCAAGGTTGAGTACATTGTCACGGTTGCCACCATCAGTTTTAATGGGTGTGATGCTGTTGTCTACATGGGATTGGAAGGCTATACCT